GGTGGTCCCAAACGATTCTTGATAATCTGGCATCGAGTTTTCATACCCAATACATTTTTTGCTGTATCTTTGATTTGTCCCATATTCTTTAAACGAATACGAGTTGATGAGTGAAATGGTAATGCCTTACCACCACTTGTAGTCCATGGATCACCGAACATAACTCCGAGTTTCTGTCTGAGTTGATTGGTAAACACAAGAGCTATTCGTTCTCGTCCAATCATTTGAGTAATCTTTCTCATCGCTTTAGAAACGATAATTGCTTTACTCGTTGCCCATCCATCCTTCTCGAAATCGGCTTCCATCTCTACTTTGGTTGATGCCCCTGCTAAGCTATCTACAAGAATTGTAACTAACCTATCTCTATCTGATTCTCTAATCTTACTAACAATGTTTTCAATACATTGAAATATATCTTCTACGGTTTCGACATGAAGATATAATAGATTTGGAACATCTACACCAATGGTTTCTAACCACTCTCTACTAACAGATGTTTCAGTATCAATGTAGACTGCAAGTCCACCTTTCTTCTGAGTTTCTGCAAGAATGTGAGTTCCTATTAGAGATTTACCACTCGATTCTAAACCATTAATCTCTGTAATTCGTCCTACGGCTATTCCACCATTAGGACGATTAGAGATTGCTAGGTCTAAAATTGATGAACCAGTTGATATAAATTCTTTTATATCAGTTGGTGTAGCGTTTGAACCATCTAAGAAATAGGCTACTTTCGTATCCTTGAACTGCTTATTAAGGTTATCGGCAAGAACTTGTGCAAGTTCATCTTTTGCTGATATAGACATATATGTCTCCTCTATTATTTATTAAACAGGTCATCAAAAGCATCATTGACATTAGAAGTACTATTTACTGCACTTTCTAATTTCTTACTTGTTGATGCTGGTATGGTTTTATCTGGTCCTTTATCTTCACCATCTTCACTTGGGTTTAACCAATCTTGTAAGGCTTCTGCAAGTTCGTCATAACTTAATTCGTTATAAACTTCACGGATGTCTTTTTGGTCATCAAGTAATGTAGATAAAACTGCTTTATCTTCTGTAACTGGTGTTTGATTTGGTTTAACACGGATGTTAGTCTTAGGAAACGATGCTCCTGTTTCTTCAGCTGTTAGGAATTCAACCACGACATCGCGTCCATTAACTGGATCACTAATATCACCATAATCAGGATCTGCTATAATTGATAATAGTTCTTGATATACGGTTTTACCGAATCCCCAAAACTTAGAGCCTTGGTTTTCTTCACCACGAACTGCAACTGGTGCAAAAGTTCTGAGTTTTGCTTCTAACTTCTTACCAAGTCTCCAATCTTCACGATTTCCACTTGATTTTAGTTTTTCAGCAAATTCTTCAATCGGATCTGGTCTACCAAATGAGATTGGTGAAAGATAAGACTTTCCACCTAAGTCATAATGAAAGAATAGTTCGATAAAAGGAACTTCTTGATTTAGTTTGTAAGGTAAAAGACGGATTTGTGTCTTTCCTGGTTGAGGTTTCCACAAGTTTGTTGTTCTTGTAGTTGAGGTTTGTAACTGGTTTAGTCGCTTTCTTACGGCTTCAATATCCATTTGTTATCTCCTTATTTGTTTATGTTTATTTGTTATTTTGTAATTGTATATATTCCATATACAACTATAAGTATCGGTTGTCAATAAAAACAACACGAATTTTTTGCTAAAATATTTTAAAATTATATGCTTTAGTCTTTGGTGGGCCACCATATGGCTCCCATTGAGTTTGTAGATTTTCTGATACACTTAGGAAGATTTGTAATTTACTCCAAACCATAATCAAGTGAAAAGAACGATTGAAAAGTATTGCCGATGTAACTCTGTAATTAGGTTCATCAGGATACTTTTTGTCATAACCATAATATTTGTTCCAATAAATTTTCATTTTTTAATTCTTAATTTTTGATAAAAATAAGTGGCGAGTTTTAGATAATTAAAATTATCGAGTATATGTAAGAAAGCCTCACCACTTAAAAGTTTGTAGAACATCCGGCTTTATAACGTTTTAAGATGTTTGTTTCAACATCGCGTTCCACGTAGTCGGTTTTATTACTACTGGCTTCAGTTCTACAGATATGAAAATTTGGGGATGTAGGATTTGCGAATACCTACAACTTTCAGACTCAGATTTTTTCTACCTTGTACCTAACACCTATCAGTTACGATAGTTCTCTTCAATGATGGTTAGTCATCGTCAAAGTGAGTACAACCTCTGTGCCATTACCTTAACTCTCTGAGTTTAGTTTGTTCGGTCACAAGATGGGATTTTGGTTTTACCCTTACCCATAACAAGGTCTAAGAATCGCGTTCTTATATTTATCTGAAAGTACATTCTCTTAATGCTGTCGCAAGGTATTTTGAACATTTACCCGAATACCAACTCACCACGAGTCTAAGAGCGGATTACCTTATGAGCTTCGAAGTCACTCATTTTTCGGTCAATCCCGTAGAGAGATAATTACTCTTTCTACTTTCCATTTTCAATTTTCAATTTGTCAAAAAACTTTTGTCTTATTTATAGACATTTATATATATACACAAAGAATCCCAAACAATAGGTTTTTTATGCTTTTTTTAAAAATTGGGGATTCCAGAGGAAAACCATACTTCGATTGAACGAGATAAGTGAATTCACTAATTCCTATTTCACAGCAGTGATGACTTAACATCTTAATCCCCAAATTTTCAAAAATCATTAATGGTAAGGATTCGAACCTTACGACACCTTGTCATTTCCACTCATTAAATTTTTAATAGAGTTAACTATCTTGATTCCAACATACCAAATGGAACACTATATTTCATACCACTCATCTCAACGATGGCTTTCCTAATGTTCATCTTAGTAATAACACCTTTAGTCTTTTTAGTTTTCTGAACACACCACACTTTAGAACCAACCCCTAATGTTGATTTACCTAACATAGTTTTACACTCACTAATAAACGATGATAAGTCGTTTAGTTCTGAAAGACTACTTAATTTTCTGATTTCATTTTTAATATTCATTTGTTATTTCCCTTTATTTGATTTGTTACTTGATCTTACGAAGAAAAGATCACAATGTCAAGTCTTTTTTTCACTTTTTTCATTTAATATAGCTCTTTCTATACTATCTTTAAGATTATACAAGTCATTCCTTGCTCCATCTAAAGAACTCCTACCATCTGAATTAGCNTCGTATTCAGGTAGNGAATAGTAAGANTCATCTAACTGACCTTCTATTTCTTCTAATNTTNNTAATATTTCTTTATANTTCATANTANNTCCTNTAAACTAAATCTACAATCATACCAAAGTGTTTATCGAATACNTTGATAAGATTTTNATAATCACTTGATTTCATATCTTTAACAATACTANCCACATCTAAATCAAGTTGTTTTCCAAATTTCCGTGCTGTACCTATAAGGAAGTAAGCGTTTCCTTCTGTACCAAGTAAATTGATTTCCCTCTTTCTTGGTTGAGGGTTTTTAATAATACTCATTATAAGTACGCTGGTCCTGTCCATTGAAACCAATCTGTCCTATCTAAGAATATAGAACCCCTAACATGCTTTGCTGGTGCGTTCCAACTGGCTGCTTTAAATACATCACCAAACTTATAGGATATTCCCTTGAGTACTCCATCATTGACTGCGATGAAACCCCAAACTCTGTTATTCTCCATAACTTTGATGTATTTCCTACCATGTGAAAGTTTAAGTCCTTCTTTGAACTTTTGAGAACTTTCCCTTTTAATCTTTAAAGTCAATTCATCCATCTCACGAAGTGGTTCTGTACCATTCCAAGAATCATAGTGTTTTGCTATGTTTTCAAGGAGTAAATCAACCCTATCTTTAAATTCGTTTTTATTTCTTTTTATCATTTTATTCCCTTTATTTGATTTGTTACTTGATCTTACGAAGAAAAGATCACAATGTCAAGTCTTTTTTTCACTTTTTTTTCGCACAATACCAAGTACAATATTTACCATCTTTGTACTCGATAACTGCTTTTACTTTTTTACACTTATTACAACTCATTAATTATACATCCCATTCATAGCTTCATCAAAATCAGGATTTTCTTCACAATACTTATCCAAATCAAAATCACCAAATGCAAGATGTCTTAATTCTTCAAACATCTTCTCTTTAAAATCTTCACTCAACCAAGGTAATCTCATCTCCTCGTGTGAATCAGGTGAAGAATGGTCGTGATTCTTACTATCAAAATATCTCCACATATCCACAACCTTAACATCATCACTTACACTTGATACTACATATTCAACATCTAATACATGACCTTCAAAATCTGTTGAAGAATCATACTTTCCTAAAATAAACTCGTGTGTTTTTGTCATTTTTTTCCCTTTTTGTTACCCCTTAATATACAAAGGATATTTGATAAAGTCAAGTACTATTTTAAATTAATTTAAATAAAATCAGCTATTATACTATCCCCACCACAACACGGACATATCTTCCATGTACCACTTGTGTCGTCAAAAGTTTGTGCTGCGAAGAAAGGTTTATCCAACCCTATTGATTTACCAAAGGCTGCTAATCCCTTGTCGATTTTCTTCTGACTTGCTATTGCTTTAGGTGTTTTCCACTTCTTCATTATATATTCCCTTTATTTGTTACTTGATCTTACGACAAAAAGATCACAAAGTCAAGGCTTTTTTTTACTTTTTTTATTTTTTATTGTGAATTAAATCGAGAGCAAG